TAAACGTGAATGAAGAAGTGAACAACATGAATGATGAACTGAATAAAATTTTAGGCAGCAAATATAAACAGGAATGGTATGATATGGCTGAATTAATGTACGATCTTTTAATTCATCAGTATGACATGGCTAAAGGTAAAAAAACTTTTATTACTACTGGATTTAAAAAACTTGACCAAACGAATGGTGGGTTTTATGGTGGACAAATGATTGTGATTGGCGCAAGACCTTCAGTAGGTAAATCGGCGCTTATGGGGCAGATGGCAATCAAGATGGCAAAAACCGGTAAGAAGATAGGACTTATTTCACTTGAAATGAACAACAAGGAAATTGCAGCAAGATTGGCATCTCTTGAAACGGATATAGATTTTAGTAAGGTATTCAGAACAATTGCAAACGACCAGGAACTTCATGAAAAGTTTTATAATTACATTTCTAAAAACACAATCAACTTACCAATTTTTTCAAGCGATAAAACAAAAGTGAATATCAGGGATATAAGAGCTAAGGCAACAAAACTAAAATCTTCAAAAGGTTGTGATTGTTTGATAATAGATTACTTACAGCTTGTTGATTCTTCAAATGAAAATAAGCAATACAACAGGGAGCAGGAGGTATCAAAAATATCAAGAGGTATAAAACTACTTGCTCATGAATTAGATATTCCAATTGTTGTGCTTTGCCAACTTAATAGGGCATCAACGACCAGGAGTAAGGCAGATCGTTACCCAAAACTTAGCGATCTGAGAGAATCCGGTGCTATTGAGCAAGATGCAGATATTGTTATGTTTATTCACCGGGATTGGGTTACGGGAAACGAAGTTGACGAAGATGGAAGAAGCACAGAATTTTTGGCTGATTTATTAGTTCCTAAATGGAGAAATGGTGCGACATCTCATTTGATTTTGGATTTTGATCCACCAAAAATGAGATTCACTGAAAGGATAGAATTTAATGTAAAAGAAATTTCATTACCATACAAAGACAAAGATGATCCATTTTAATTGATTACACAGAATCAAAAAAGAGCGAAGATCTATTTTAAAAAAAATATCATGACAAACTTTAAAATAAAATGTTTCAAAGGAGATGAAAATATTGTGATAGATGTAGAAGGGACTTTGTTACCTAAAATTTATAATAGGACGTTTTTTGTTCATCCACGTTTTGAAGTTAATGAAGAAAACGAGATTGTATTGAGTGAAAAAGAATATACGGTTTCAGAGTTTTCTACCGGATTTAGATTATTAGATACCAGCAACAAAGAAACTGCATTTACTGAAGCAAAAATATTTGCAAGACAAATTGGGAAAGAATTATTTCTGAAACGAATAAAAGAAACAGAAGAAAAAAGCGGAATAATAAATCAGTGAGAAAGGGCAACTACAAATATCATGGTAAGACAGAAAACGGATTCTTTAAGTTTCTAAGACCTGAAGATATTTTACAGCACGAGTTTATAAAATACTGCGGGCTGGCGTATCCCTGGCTAAAATACCATCATTCACCGGACGCCGGGAGGAGAACAAAGTTTGAACAGTTTTTGTACAAGTATTTGGGAAGTGATTCCGGTTTTTTAGATTTGCTTTTTCCAGAGCTACTTTTGATTATAGAATTAAAAGTGAAGCCAAATAGAGTAACTGAAAGCCAACAAATATGGATTGATTATTTTAAAAAAATTGGATGGATGGCTGAAGTATGCTGGACGTTTGATGAGGCAAGGGAAGTTTTGGATTTTAGAGTTCAGTCAAAGATGGGAGAAATTAATTCAAGAAAAGCAGCAATGATTTAAAAAATAAAACTATGCGAGTAATTTGTATTGATGCCTCTTTTAATAAAAGATTTAAAGGCACTAAACCAGTTCACCCTTTGGTAGAGGGAGAGGTATATGAAGTCAGAAAGAAGGAAATGTTTAATCATGGTGTAGGATATTATTTAGTTGGAATTTATAACCCAACGATAAGACAAGGAACAGAAATCCCATACGCCGCATCAAGATTCATCCCCCTATCAGAGGAAACAGAGAATATAAATGAAAAAAAATTTGAGCCAGAAATAATTTTAAACTCATAAACCATGAGACTTACAAAACTTCAGCGGCATACAGCCTACATAATTATGCTGGCAGAAGCAGAACTAAATAAGGAAGAATTGTCCAGTTCATGTTTTGGCCTTTGCTTACTGGCACATAAATTATTTGGATTAGGTAGTAACGAATATTTTTTAAATCCTAATGATTGTTGGGGAAAAAATCTTAAATATTTCCCGGAATATAAAAGAAAAAAACCAAATAATAAAAGAATGATTTGGTTTCCTGGAGATAAAGATTCGTGGGGTAAACGAATTAAAATACTTAAGCAATGTATCATTGAAACTTATTAAATTAAACACCATGACAACAGGTGAAGAAATTATTTCAGTAGAATACGGATGGTGGCAAGTATGCCCAAAATGTCAAGGGCAAGGAATTGTTTCTAAGCCAAGTTGGATTCCTTATGGTGTAGATAATTGGAGTAGCACTTCGGCATTTTTTGTTTGTGATATTTGTAATGGAGCCAAAATAATCGAGCGTCCAGTAATAAACCCAATTAATAAAGATAACAGATGAATATTATTGGCGGTGAGCGTTTTACCTGAGTAAAAACTGTCGGGCAAAATTGGAGACAAGTTAACGTTATCGCCAATTATTTTAAAACAAAAGCAGGGTATAAAAAATAAAATATGCAAACAATTAAATGGACAAATAGTAAGCCAAAGCGATTTAAAGAGGACTGTCTTTTATTAACTGCTGATCTGGTTGGTGGGTTTTGGAATTATACATTATTTGAAATAAGAAAAACAGACGGCTATAATGATAACGACGAACCATTCAAGTTCGAATATTGGGGAGTATTTGATCATGATGACGAATGGGGCAATTATGCTGATTTGAAGGCTAATAAATATAGCATATTTCCGGCGCTTAAAATTAAATAAATCATGGAATCAAAATATTATGAATGTCAATATTGCAAGGCTCTAGCATTTGGGTACATGGAAAAATGTGGGTTTTGTGATACTCCGTTAATTATTGAAATTAGCGAGGTAGAATTCAATGAAAAGGCACATAGGATTATTAATAAAGAAGGAAGCGAACCATCAAAACCACAAATAAAACCATAAATATGAAAGCGCAAGAATGGCTAGATATAATGAAGCAGGCAGATGATATTAATCAGAGATGGAAGAATTTGACGATGATGAAGAAGCAGAACCATACAATCCTTATAATAAATAACATGGGCTATTTTGAAAAATATAATGATTTTGCTTTATACAGAAAAATAAGCCAATATGGAGTATATCAACATTTCGTAAGACATTATTTTAAGAGCAGGACCATGCCGGAAATAAAAACGGAATTAAAGACCTCGTTTAAACGTACATGGATTATTATAAAAGATTTTGGCATTGAAATAAAAATTAAAAATGCTAATCCTGTTAAGGAAGCCAGGGGTTATGCAAACAGGCAATTCATATTACAAAATTATAGATCAATGACTGCCGGGCAAATAGCTGCTGAATTAAATATTTCCAGAGAAAATGTATTGGGTTATTGCAAGAGATTGGGAATAAAGACAAAGAAGATTAAATATGTGCGTGAGAAAAAAATAAAAAATGATCTGGGGATAATAGATCGTACAAAATTTTCTAATTATTCAAATCACAGCCCTTATGGGATAGCTGATAGTTTAAGAACTTAAAAAAAATAAAATTATGAGTAATAATAATTCTTATTCAGTCGGTGTAATCGGTATTACGCTTTTACAAATAGCATTTATTATTTTAAAACTTTATAATGTAATTGATTGGTCATGGTTTTGGGTGCTGGAGCCAATATGTATAAGTATTGAACTTGTCTTTGTTGTTTTGATCGGTTATGTAATTTATTTGTTGTTAGAGAATATTGACAATAAGCGCAGGTTAAAATCTGGAATGAATAAATGGGCATGGAAACATCGGAAAAAATTAAATCCGCCGCCTGAACCAGAAAAACCAAAAAGTAAGTTAAGAACTTAAAAAAATAAAATTATGTTCCACACAAAAAATGGTCTATATTTTAACAGAAACGACGACGGTTCTGTAACAATTATTAAAAATTACAACGCAATTCCTGATTCAAGGAAAATATTTGAAGAGATAATTGATGCAGATACATGGGCGTCCGTAATTGCCTCAATGTCTAAATCTGGGGAAGGAGATAATAGATTCTATATAGCAAAAATATTTAATGAATCCGATAACAGTGGGTTATTGTCTTTTTTAAATGAACAAGGGGTATGATTTACAATTCTATTAATGGTTAAGAATTTCATAGGATAAGGTTTAATGGTAAATCCCGGACGCATATCAATGCCACGCCGGCTGAACTGCCACGGGTCATAAAAGTTAAAACGGGGTGTAATTCCCTCGATAGTGGTTAAATGTGATACTGTGGCAGTTCTTTAAAAGATAAAATAACTTCCGTTTAAAATACCAGTAATGATGCACGAAAGCCAATCTTCATCATGAAAAGTCAGATGGTCCGCCTTAATGAGCTACATGTGGGGACTCTATTCAAATACCGAGGCAAAGATTTCCGAACAATAACTTCCCCGAAATACAATAACTATAACATGGGCTGCAAAAAAAGGCCTGTGTGGGACCTGGGAAATAAAAAGGTCATAAAGCTCCGTTATGATACCAGGGTTACCAAACTTTCAGAAATTACTGAAAAATCTAAAAAATAGTATAATTTTGGTTTCATGTCTCCTTCGCTTAATGACAAGCAAGTTCGATTCTGCAATGAATATCTAAAAGATTACAACGCAACCAAAGCGGCAATAAGGGCAGGGTATTCAAAAAAAACAGCTAAACAAATAGGTAACAGATTGTTGACTTATGTTGACGTTCAAAAATTTCTACAATCCAAGAAAAAAAAGCTCGCTGAAAAGTTTGAGATCACACAAGAAAGAACTATCCAAGAAATTGGACGCATAGCCTATCAGGACGCCCGTAGGTTCTTTGATCAAGATGGAAATCTCATACCTATCCATGAACTGGATGACGACGCCGCGGCAGTTTTGGCGGGCATGGAGATAGATGAAATAACGGAATGGGAAGATGGCAAAAAAAAGCATGTTGGCTATACTAAGAAAATAAAACGCTGGGATAAAAATAAAGGGCTAGAAATGCTAGGCAGATATTTCGGAATATTTGAAAAAGATAATTCACAAAGTAAGCCTGAACTTTTTGCCCCATTATCGGATTCCCAGGTTGATAAAATAATATCTGCGTTGCGTGAAACAAAAACCCCTTGAAGCCTCATTATTCAAGCCTCTTCCAGACGAACTCAAATTGCAGCTCATATTGTCAGGGGTCGTCCCTGTTAACGACGCCTTTCTTCCTTTATGGGATAATCAAAATAAAATAAATCTTTTATATGGATCATATGGCTCAGGAAAGTCTGTCTTCATTGTCGATATATTAATTGATGATTGCTTGAATGATGGGTATTTCAGGTGTTATTACGGCCGAAAGATATTTGAGACAATAAGGGGCACCGTTTTTAAAACTATAACAGATAGGATAAAAGAATTAAAGAAGGACCATCTTTTCACGTTCTCTGATTCGCCTAATGGTTCAATGGTTATCGTATGTAAAAAAAACAAAAATGAGTTCAATCCATTCGGGGCAAATAATCCCGACTCTCTAAAATCAATAAAAGACCCCACTCATATTTTTTGTGAGGAACTTGATCAGTTCAGTTTTTATGACTTTGGAATACTTTTTTCAAGGCTTAGAACAGAGAAGGCTAATACTCAACTTTATGGGGCTTTTAATACTGAGAAAATTTATCAATCCCACTGGATAAGAAAAGTGTTATTCGATGGGGAGTTTAAAGATCAATCAGTAAAGCATAAGAGCACCTATAAAGACAATATTTTCATAAATCAAGATGACTACTACGAAAAATTGAAGCTTATAGCAAATGGCAACGCGGCGGTTCTGAATGCTATTGCTAACGCTGAATGGGGCATCGTGCGAACGGGTGGAGAGTTTTGGAAACAATTCGATGAAACAAAGCATGTAAAAAAAGTACAGTACAGCCCAGGGGTAATTTGGGTATCATTGGATGAAAACGTTAATCCATATGTAACGGTAACCGGCTGGCAGGTTCGTGGCACAGCCATTTTCCAAATAAAAGAAATACTTTGTTATTCTCCAGACAATAATGCTCCAAAAGCTGCAGGCAAGGCTGCTGATTGGCTTGACAGCATTAAACACACAGACATGGTCTTTGTATGCGGGGATCCATCGGGGAAGAAAAGAAGCACGGTAGACGCTAATAGTAAGTCGTTTTATGATAAGTTCATTGAAGTTCTTAAATCAAGGGGATATAGAGTAACCGACAAGGTTATGAAATCTGCCCCTGAGGTTGCTTTGTCTGCGGCTTTTGTGAATGCCATTTATGAAAACAATTTATATGGATGGAGTATCACGATTTCAGATACCTGTTTTTCTTCCATAGAAGATTATGTAATGGTAAAAGAAGACGCCGAAGGTAAGATGCAAAAGACAAAAGAGAAAGACCCTGAAACAGGCGTGACATTCGAACCGAGGGGCCATATTTCTGACAATAAGAGATACCTGGTATTAACCGTACTTGATAAACAATTTCAGGAATATAAGGGCATGAAATCAAACCTTAAAAACCAGTTGGGATATTTCGGATAATTTCATTTCTTTCAATTAGTTCTGAAAATATCATTAGTTTTGTTTTCAAACTAATATTATGGCCGCAGGGAAATTCAAACTTTACGATAAAGCAAAACTAAGACTAGCTGATGGCACATTTGACATGGATAACGCCGCGCTTGGACTTACGATGGCTTTATTTCTTTCTACCTCAAACGCAAATACTCTTTCTGTTGGTACAGGTGTTTATGGTGATTTAACCAATGAGCACGCAAACGCCAATGGGTATACAACGGGAGGCATTGCGTTAACAGCAGAAACATGGGTTGAAGCTGCAGGTACAATAACTGCCGATTGCGCCGATGTGGTGTGGACCGCTTCAGGAGGTTCTATTATAGCCAGGTTCGCAGTTATTTACTGCAATGCAACGGTAAATACTATTGTGAAGCCATTACTTGCTGTTTGTTTACTTGATACTACACCTGCGGACGTAACTACCACCACTGGCAACACTCTTACGATCCAAATAAACGCAAGCGGACTTTTTACTTTGAGTGGTGGAAATGTGGATTAATGAAAGTAACCCATAGATATAAAACCAGAACGGCAGAAATCTATAAACGATTTTCTAAAGATAGACCTAATATGGATTTTTCGGAAAGTGCTTTAGAAGAAATGTTTAAACATGACAGTTATGGAACTGTGGAAATTGATATAGCAAATACTAACAACTGGTATTTCATAGGCAAATTCTGGATGAGCGTAACGATAAATATGTGGAAGGAAGATGTGGAAGAGGGACTATTGACTAAGGAAGAGTTATTAAAAGATTTTCCTGAATGGTTCATAAAAAAAATTGGGGTATGAAAGCTAGATTAATAATTGAACTCAGGGACGATAATAAGGTTTACGTTACTGGACCTTTGGATAAAAAAGAATTGTGTATTGCTATGATTGAAGAGGCAAAGAGTGCAGTTAATAATTGGAAGAAACCAACAATACTAATGCCCACTAATGGCGGATTAAGTATTATAAAAAAACAGGAATAGTATGGCCCTCTCTAACACATTACAATGGCAACAAAACTATGGTTTCCATTAACTACTGCGGCCGCCGTTTCGGTAACTCCTGACGCAGGGTGGGAAACTACAGCAGGTTTCGTTTCACGAGTTTTAGTGTCTACAAAAGGAAGCAGTACATTAACTGACGAATCTGCTTATACGTCTACTACAGGCCAAGATGCTTTACATAGACAGTACATTTCCTTTCCTATGGATGCGGGGATAGACTTTCTAATAGCATCCACTGGCATTACTTGTCAGCTAATGGCAAAAGAATCTGCCACAAATGACAACGCAACAAATAGATTAGGAATAAGAATAGTAAGCAGAGACGGATCTACAGTAAGAGCGACAATTTTACCTATTGGCGCAAATGGTGTCACAACTGAATTTAACACATCAAATCGTTCTAAAATATTTGCGAATACTGGAACTGCAGTAGATTATACTACTGTGGATGGTGACAGGCTTGTGGTTGAAATTGGCCATAATGACGCAGGTGGTGCAAGTATTTCAACTACAATAAATTGGGGAGAAACAGGCACAGATTTGACTCAAGGAAATGAAACACAGACTACCGGTAATGGGTGGGTAAATTTCACAAATACAATAACGTTTCAGGCAGAATCACAAAACCAAACAGTTTTACCAGGCGTAGGAGCATTAGCATCGGCAGGGTTCGCTCCAATTTTAGCAGGCGCAATAATCGCAGGCCTTAGCGCACTAACTGTAAACGGCTTTATACCTATCATAGGCAGCGGAATTAATGCAGGAACCGGACAACCAGTAATTACCGGATTTTCTCCAACAATAATTTCAACACAAAATCAAACGGCATTATCTGGGACAGGAGCAGTTGTTGCAACCGGCTTTTCTCCGACAATTTCAGTAAGCAATAACATCAGGGCTTTGCCTGGAACAGGTCAAGGGTCAGTAAATGGTTTAGCGCCCGTAATAAACCAGGGAATAAATACAGGCATTGGGCAATTAACGATTAACGGTTTTGCTCCACAAACTAAGATCGGAGTAAACGTTTTCCCTGGGTTAGGATTGGCTGTAATTACAGGTGCTGCACCTAGTATAGTTTTATCGAATAATCAAATTGTACAATCGGGGCTAGGTCAATTAACGTTAAATGGGTTCTCTCCAATACTGAATAATAAACTAGCTATAGGTCTTGGTCAACTTACTATAAACGCGTTTGCGCCTACAATAACCGTAGGTAGTGGCACAGTTGTGTTACCGGGTCTTGGTCAATTGTCATTATCAGGGTTTCAACCTGTAATTAAGACAAGTATAATATCTGGGATGGGCCAGCTCACAATAACTGGTTTGGCTCCTATTATCCAAAAGATTGTTTTATCGGGGTTAGGACAATTAACGGTAAGCGGACTATCTCCTATAATAAACGTTTCCAACAATAAAGTAGTGGCAGCAGGAATAGGACAGCTTTCGATTCAAGGATTTTCGCCATCGATTTTAATTCCAAGGATAATTAATCCGGGTGCAGGGCTATTGATAATATCAGGGTTCTCACCGATTATTGATAATGTCGGCGGGGTGGCAACCACTAAAAAATTAGTCATGATTGGTCATTTCAGAAAATCTGTAAACTTAGAATCTTATTTTAAAAATGTAGCTTTGAAATCTGGAATTAATGATGTTGATGTTGATTCCGAAATTAACAAACAAATAAAAAAGACTTCAAGATTTATAAAAACCATTAAGAATGTCTGATAAAGTAAACGAAGGAGACGATTTACTAGTGTCAATAGACATGAAGGAAGATTTAACAACAGCAACGTCACCAAAGATTTTGTATATTAAACCAGACGGAACGCCCGGGTTATGGAATGCAGCGGTATCGGGAACGGCTATTGTTTATAATGCGTCGGCTACTGAGACGCTAGGTGAAGGAGAATGGCAATTCCAGGCAAAGGCTACAATGGGAGGCAAGATCAGGCGTTCAGAAATAGTCAAACAAAAATTTTATAAACCACTTGATCTGTGACACTACAGCAACTTCAGGCGCTGATGGCCGCCGGCGACATGACAAGGTGCATGCACACATTAGAGACTCATTGCATCATAAAAAATGTCTATGATTGTTTAAAACAATACGATCCTTATAGACATCAGGTATTTGACGAATCTATAAGAAAAAATAAAATTATTAATGACGGCGAAGGCGGGTTATCTGATATTGTAAAAGTGGCAAGATTGCCTTTATCGCTTCAAAAAAAGATTGTTTTAATTGCTGCTGCCTTCCTTGGTTGCCCTGAAATAGATGTCACAACAGAAGGACAACTTCAAGAAGATTTCGTTACTATATTAAAAAAGATTTGGGACGATAATAAACTTAATTATAAGTTCAAGGCTATTGCAAAAAAAACAATGAGCGAAAGACACTGCGCCGAGCTGTGGTATGTGAACGATGCAGAGGCTGACTACTGGCTTGATTATCTAATGGACTCTAAATTTAAAGTAGGAGTGAAGCTTATTGCAGGATCACTCGGTGATAGCCTGTGGCCTGTTTTTGATGATTTCGGTAACATGATTGCTTTTGGGAGGGGGTATAAAGTGATGAACGAAAAGGCAGAGCTGATTCAACATTTCGACGTTTATACATCGGACGAGATTTTCAAAAGCAAACAGGAGGGGAACGCTTGGCTATTCAGTAACGGAGTCGATTATACCGGTCAATTTACGAGTCTTCCTAATGAATTAAAGAAAATACCGGTTATTTATTACTGTAAGCCTATTACTGAGTGGCATGATGTACAGCCGCTGATTGAAGCACTTGAAACTATAACCTCAGACCATAACGACACAAATAAATATTTTGGCAGCCCGATTGTTGTCGCATCTGGGAAGGTGGAAGGGTTTGCTCAAAAGGGAGAAACAGGAAAATTATTAACAGCGGAGAATGGCGCCAAGGTGGAGTATCTGACGTGGAATTTCTTACCGGAATCGGTAAAGCTCGAAATGGATAATTTGAATAGATATATCCATACGCTTACGCATACACCTGATATTAGCTTTGAAAACTTAAAAGGTCTCGGTTATTTCTCCACAGTAGCACTACAAACAATGTTTTTAGATGCCCATCTTAAAGCGTCAGATAATGAGGAAATATTTGGGGAAGGTGTTCAGAGACGTATTAATTTTTTGAAGCACACCATAGCCATTTTAGACCCGATATATAAGCCTGTTTTGAAACTGACCATCAAGCCAAAATTTGAATATTACTTACCGAAGAATACCGTTGAGCTTATTGAAACTCTTACCAAAGCCGTTCAGGGTAAAATATTGAGTAAAGAAACAGCGGTTGAGCAAAATCCATTTGTCGTTGATCCAAAGGCTGAAATGGGCAGAATTGAAGGGGAGGCGGTTGTTATTGTTCCTCCTATTCCTGTACCTGGCAATGGGGTTCCTGTTCCATTAAAACAATAAAAATGAATAATTTGTGTTCGCCCGTAATATCGATAAAAGCATATTCTTGCGATTTCAATTATATGCCTGTTACCAAAAAGATTTTATTAAGGAAGAGAAAAGATGGGCAAATGCAAATAAAAATTAATGGCAGAGGGAAATGGATAAATGCCGATTATAATGCAGAAACAAAAACGATAAGCTATTTAGCATAATAAATACCATGTTTTTTGGTTTTGGATTCGTCATAGTATCTCTCCTGGCTTCTTTTTAGTTGCCCGGTTTTTTATTATCTTTAAGGAATGAAAAATAACTTCAATTAACATGATGATATATGCTGGCTATTTACATGCGACGTGGATCAAAAGAAATAGAAAATTTTGACAACAAAGACGAAGCATTGGTTTTTCTAAATACACTAGAAGAAAACCGTGGTGGTTACGCTATTGGAGTGTATAATGAAGATACTAAAACTATTTACTTATCCAACAATATGGATATTATTAGCAAATTGCAAATAATAAAAGAATTAGAACTTCAGTTTAGTAAAGTAGAAATATTATAATTAAGAAATGAAAAAGATCATCGAAACCTGGCGAATATTGCTTTTGATTCGCGCAATGAGAAAAAAATAAAAAATGGAAGTTCAGGAAATAAAAAAGCAATTTGAAGATATCTTTAAGCAAATGGAGCCACTTATCGGAGATGATCCCAAAAAACAAAAAGCTTTAGCACTTGCAAGAAATACAGTTGATTTTGCCGATGAATTAGTCTCCCTTGCAAAATTAATATCGAAGAGAAAAAGAATTTTTCAAAAAATTGATCGCAGACCGAAGAATAAGATACAAAGAAGAATAAAGATATTTAGTAAAATAATTAATCTTCGTTTATTACAAATGCAGCAACTAATGATAATGCAAACACCTATTCCCAAAAATAAATTCTACATAATTAACCCGTATGAATAAAGTTCAGCATAACAGACAAGTAGCTTTCCCAAAAGAATTACATTCTTTAAGCGAATTCGTTACTGATGTGAATGACAAATATATTGAGCTTAGCGTTCCGATTGAGATAACGGAAGGATTAAATTGGCGGGAAATGTGGGAACATCCTACGTTCAAGAAATTTTTTGATGCCGCAGAGGTTGAAGACCCTACTCAATTTATTAATCTTGAAATTGGATCTATATTATTATATAAACAAAAATTCAGATTGTATTATAATTCGATTGTAAGAAAAAAATTATTTCCTTGGAAGGTCTATGAGAATAATTTTTAATTCCTCTATAACTAACTAGCTTTTTGTTGCGCCCTCATCTTCTTGAAATAATCTGGTTTATAGCCAAATTTCTTTATAATAGCCTCTTCAATAATTTTTCTAATCATATATTGGGCTGACCGGTCTTCCTCATTAGCCCACGTTCTCAGCGTGGGTGTAAGCTCATTTAATCTAACCGGAATGGGTTTAAATTTATTCAAACTCATGGGAATACAAAAGTAGTATATAGGATACAATAATACTACAAAAACTTTCAACCTGTTTATTTTTATACCTGTAGTTTCAGAAAATTCTGAAATTTTAATAAGTAAACAAGCTCTTAGAAATATGAAAGAAAAGATTTTAGCGGCTATAAAAGCCAAATTTCCGGCTATTAACTTATCAAAAAAGAGGCTCAATGAAATTGCGGCCTTTATTGAAAAAAAGGTAATAGACGATGAGACAAAAGTAGACGCTGCACTGGACAACTATAATGACTTCAACCCTATTGCGGATATTGCAAAGCAGGACGACACAATAAGGAACCTCGAAGCAAAATTAAAAGCTGCACAGCCCCCCAAAAAAGAAGAAGTAAAAGAAGATCCGCCAATTGAAGTGACGGACGACACCCCCGCATGGGCAAAGGCTCTCATTGAGCAAAATAAGAAGCTCAATGAAGGACTTACCGCCTTACAGGGCGAAAAGATAAAAACAACTATCCTTGGCAAGATCGCGGATAAGTTGAGTGAAAAGGGTAAAGAAGTACCTGCTTCATTTTTTGGTAAAAGAATCATTCCGGATAAGGAGGAAGAAATTGATGCCTTTGTAATAGAGGTTCAGGCCGATTGGTCTGCCCTGGTAAAAGAAAGCACAGAAAAAGGGTTATCGATGCTTTCGGCGCCAAAGAGCAGTGCCGCCCCGCCGGTTGATTCAAAAGTAGTAAGTCCTGAAATAAAGGCTTTTGTGGAAAAACAGGCGGCAATGAACAAAAACGGAGCAGAAGTAAATAATTCATTAAAATAAAATTTTTAAGTTATGCCAATTGGAATCACGCGATCGTTAGGAGCTTCCGGAATACCGGTTTGGCAAGGCACGTCAAAAGATATTCAGCTAGCACAAGGTGGGTTTAAGTTAACGGCGACAGGTTATCCGGATGATACGGTAATTCCAGCCGGCACCCCATTGGTCATTAATGAATCTACCAGGGTGGCAACTTTTTTAGACACGGCTATCGCACAGCAAAATGAATCGGGTGCTGCTGTCACGTATCATGTATTAAAAGGAAGTACTATCAAGATTGGTGATTACCTCTCAAAGGGTGCTATTGGCGGCCCAGCTTATGCCGTAACCGCTATTGATACAACGACGAGCACGCTTTGGGACCTGCTCACTGTAGGTACTACCATCGGAGCTGTTACAGCAGGAGATACCCTTTGGGCTTCAACAGCCACAGGCGCTACCGCAGGAGCATTACCGGCAGATAACGCACTTCTTTACTGCGATGTAGTTATAAAAACAGGTTTTGTGCTCAGCGTAAGCGCAGTTATTAAAGGCACCGTTTATGCCCGCCGGGTTCCTTATACGACTTCGATTGAAGCGCAATTTGATGACATTATTTATTCCCAATCGAAGTAATTTTTAATAATTCAAACTCATTAAAATGGCAATAGTTCCGAGTTACTTTTCAAACCTTGCGCAGAGCCAAAACTTACAATTTCTTTTGGATCAGTCGCAGAATCTCCTTACAGGATCATCGATCTGGCGTAATTGGCTAAACGAAGGTCTTCCGCAGATGTCGCTAAACTTCGACTCTGCAATCGGGAGAGAAAGAATAGCTGCCGCGGCCTCCATCGTGGACGTTGATTCTCCTGCACCTTTAAGGAGCCGCAATAAACTGGAACTTTACAAAGGAAAGATACCGGCTATTAAAGAAAAGTTTAGAATGAACCAAGATGATATGAGATCGATCGAAGTTCTCAGATCACTTCCTATTTCTGGCAATTCAAGTAATGAGGCTCTCATTGCGTTTTTAATGAAGGACCTACAAGAAGCGGCCGTATCCGGGGACAAGAGAGTAGATATTATGCTACTTCAGGCCTTGTCCACCCTTCAAATTGACATCAATACGACAAACAATCCTGATGGCGCCGCGTATGGAGTTATTGACCTTTTATCGCAATCATATCAATTGCAGGGTGTGCCAATCGTGTGGACAACTATTGCGACTGCCACCCCAATTGATGATATTGAAGCCTTTTTACAGGCAATGTGGAACATAAGAGGCAGGCAATTTGGTAAAATTCTCATGTCTTATGAACTATGGGTTACGTTCAAGAAAACGACCCAGGTAAAAACCTTTTTGGCTAGTTTTTATAACACAGGAAAGGGCAACAGCGCCTTCGCGGTAACCCTTGCGAATGTGAATGAAGCATTTACCGCAAACCTGTGGCCTCAGATTGAGATCATGAATTATACGGCAAATATTGAAGTTGACGGGAAACCGACTTTCATTAAGCCGTTTAATTCTAATAACGTCGTGTTCGTTCCGGCCGGTAAGATTGGTACACTGTTCAACGCTGTTTCAATGAGTTCAGTTCATCCGGCTGGTGGGAAGACTTATGCGAATTTCGGCCCTACGCTGGTTTCAAAATGGGGCGAAGATGATCCACTGGTTGAATATACCGGGATGGAAATGAATGCTTTCCCGGGCCTTAGTATCGACGGCATATTTATTTTGAAAACAGATACAGTCTTTGCAGGGCCGTTTGTATGACGAATAAAGAAAGATTTATTTCACTATTGGGTTTCGCTCCTTCTTTTGACTCTGTTGATGGAGCGCTGATAGATGCGGGGATTTTGGGGACGTCTCCTTATGATGGGACGAACGTTATAGCTCTTAAAAAGGCTGCAATTGAACTTTTACAACTACTGTTAACAACAGCTGATGTAAGCGATGGCAACGCAACGGCTGGGTTTGTTCATTCTGTAAAATATGACCGCGTGGCGATACTTGCCAGGATAAAACTTTTGAAAGGAGAGCTTGGAGTTACAGATGAGAGCCTGCCGACAATAAACACAAAAGCAGTATGGTAACATGGGACCATATTTACCGGACATAATGGAACAAGTGGTGGGAAGGGTTAATAACACCTTTTCGACAAGATTAACCGATCCTTTTGAAGTGTTCTTTGATAAAGGAATTTATTCGCAGGTAGCAAAAAAGGTTTATTCTGAGGAAGGCGCAAATACGCCGCTGATTTGGCTCATAATGAACTATTCTGAGGACATGGGTGATTTCCGGTATTTCTCAGACGTTACATGCGACATGAGTATATCTGCAACAACTGAGGCCAGTTATACTCAACAACAAAGGGATGATCTGATTTTTAAACCCAGGCTTCTTCTTATATATGATGAGTTCATTAAGCAAATTAAAGCGGGTGGCGATTTTCTAATAATGGGAGATGTGAGACATACAAGGATAATAAGGCCTTATTGGGGTGGGGGATTAGTAGGAGGGCCGGATACTAAAAATCTTTTTGATCAGCTTTATGTGGATGAAATTTATATCAAGGGCTTGAGATTAAAAGTAAAACGACAGTCCATTTGTGTGGAACAATTAATAACTTCTTAACTAATAAAATATGGCACTTTCACTTTGTTCATCTTCTGTATCAAATACTGGCGAACTGGCCTGTGATAAGTCGCGTGGTGTTCTTAAAAAGCTTTTAATTTTTAACGGCTTAATCGGCACATCTGATTACGCCACAGAAACGGCTTTATTTAATAAGCTAGTGGCTAATTCTGATCTATCAAAATCAGATGGGAACAAAGTGTTCCCAATAAAAGAAGCACAGGATATTGCCGATTCTTCTGAAGCTAATACTGAAGGAACTTTGGGTCTTGGTTTCAAAGCCATCCTGAGAGAAGGCCGCCCAGCATATACGGTAAAAATATTTGCCGGTGCCGATCTTTTGAAAAGATTAAGGACTTTCAATAACCAAACAGTAAGAATTTTTGAATGGGATGCTAATGGTACGATATGGGGGACAAAGGCGGGAACAAACTTCAAAGGATTCCAAGCTAAATTTTTCTTTGTAGGGAATAAGCTTGCTACCGGGACTAATGTTGAGGAAGGTATTGTTACGTTCACCCTTTCTATTCTTTCGACTTCCGAATATTTCGATAATGCTTATTGGGCGGCTATGTCATCCTTTAATGTTGAAGATATTGATGCTTTGATAGATGTTCCTTTGGCTTTTGTTTCTGGGGTCACTAACGTCCATGAAATAAGTATGAAGATTGCCGGATCGAATCTGATCAGTCCTTATAACATTTTCGATGATTATGGGGCAGCTATTGCCGCATTATCGGCAAATTTTTCGGCCAAATCAGGGGCCGGTGTTCCCACGGTATCGCTTGCGATAACAACTATCGTCATAAATAATACATTGAAAACATTGACGGTTACTTATAACAGTGCTGCATATACATCAGCAACAGGTAATATCATGTTGATCCCTCCGACGCCGGCGCAGCTTGATGCTGGCACGGTAACTAACGTAGAACTTCTCCCGGTAACTTATCCTAAAGTATAATCCTATGTTTATTCCTTTTGAAATTGAACAGGGAACAATATGGATTAACAAGGAATGGGCAGCATCGGTAACATTAAAGGCTTTTATCGAACATGAAAAACATCACGGAATACCAGACGAGAAAATGAAAGAAATCTGGAGCCTGTGTAAACAAGAAGAAAAACCTTCTGAGAAATCAGAATAAAATCGGTTAGCAAATAAATATTATCCAGGCGGTGAACCAAAAAAGTCGCCGCCTTTTTTATAAAATGACAATACTCGGACTAAAAAGAAAATTTGATTCCCTTGACACTAATAAAGTCATTGAAGAAGTCATTTCTGATTCGACGAATGTCCTTGCCGATTTAAATGCAGAACAGATTAACAGTGGAATCCGTGCCGATGGCAGTTTGATGCCCGACTATTCTTTAAGGTCCGTGATCCAGTACGGGAAACAACCAGGCCCTATCAGGTTGAGGGAAACGGGGGCATGGCAAGCAGGTTTATACGCCCGGGTAATAGGCGACAAAATACAATTTGCTTCCACAGATCCAAAAGATGCAATGCTTGTTGAAAGATATGGACCCGAGATAGAAGGATTAAGCGAAAAGTTTAAAAATGAAGCCATGGTAGAAAAGATAAGGCCCGAGTTAAGGAATAGGATTCTAAATGCGGTTGGACTTTTAATGAAATGATGGTAATTGATAATAAATATGAGCTGGGCCAGATAGTTTATTTGGTAACAGATACAGATCAACAGCCAAGAATGATAACAATGTTTAAAATATTCCCTGGATCCACGAGTATAATGTATCAGCTTTCATTCGGCAGAGAATTTTCAGATCACTATGATTGTGAAATATCAACCGAAGAAAATATTGCTATAAAAGTAAAGTAAATGGAAGGTTGTGTGATATGCGGACTTTCAATACCTGGGAGAGACGATAGAGAACTGAACGAAAAAATAGTCAAAGCAAAACTTTATGCGCAGGAAAACAAAATTGCAGTTGCTGTTTGCAAAGAAGGAACGGAGTTCAGTTTCTACAGCGCAGAATATGCCATCTCAAACGGCTATAATATTGTCACAGTGGTATCGCAATATCAATGATCTGCCGTTAAATAAGTTCATAGATTGCTTCATTGATGATAATCTTCACGCTTTGGTAATTTCTGGAAATCCGGCAATAGAACAACTTCACGAATCCTGGCAAGAAATAAGAATTCAATATGCCGATGCTATCAAGGATCATGATTATGTCGCCTTTGCAAGACTTAGCGCAGACATTTTGAGACTTGAAATTTTTCAAGACCAGGTTAAAATGTTAGTGGAGCAATTAAGGGACAGATATGTAGTTCAATTTCATGATGCCTTGAATAAGCTTATGAATTACAAATTTGTTTTTGATGTCACGAGGCCGGGTGAATATGACAAGGAACTACAGAAGGCTATTAATAGAAGCAAGGGGCAGCTTATTGATCTGAATTTAAAAAGGATGACCCTTGAATCCATGCTTAAGAAGATGGCTGAAAAGGGCGAATTACAACCCACACGCGAATATTTCCAAAGCGTTTTAATTACTCTTAGCGATCATGCTGAGTATAAACTAAGGGCCGATGACATGACTGTCTTTGAATATTGCGAAAGGATTAGAAGATTGAATGCTTATATCGAAAGTATTAAAAAGAAATAATGGCAAACGAGGAAAGAATATCAGAATATATTGACCGTACTGGGGTGCAGCAGGATACGGAGTTTATGCTTAAAAACTTGAATGAGATTATTACCGCCTTCAATAAATTATCTTCTCTTCGGGTTGGACTCAATGGCATTAATGAGATGGGCAAAGTAGCGTCCACGACACAACA